TAATTATCTTTTTGTCCGTTATCAAATCTAAACTGAGAGGTAACATCAGTACCTTCTGACCCAGTTGAAAATGCAGAACTATGTACTCTAATCTCAGAAATACGTAAAATATCTGCTACACCTAAACAAAAATCTGTATCCGAAGTAGCGTAAGTGTCTGTGCCGTCTACTAAAAATTTAACATATTGGTTTGTTATTAAGTTCTTACTAATAGGTGTTTCATCAGCTACTTGAACATTAGCGTAAATTTTTACCCGTCTCGCGGCACCTGAAGCAGTAGCACCTAAATCAATTGTAATTTGTGTAGAACTATCTACAGTAACACTTCTACCAGAAGCTGTTAGGTCAATAACTTGTCCTGCAGTAATGCTTTCAGATGGGCTAGTTGTTGAGAAACTATCTAAAGCTACTACTGTAATGTTTGCAAGAATTGTAGTATCATTCATAGCACCTGTGCTATATGGGAATGTTTCATTACCTGATACTGAAATACCTACTGTACCATCGGCATCTGCGACTGTACTAGGACCAAATTCTTTTGTGTATTGGAAATCGTAATCGTAAGGAATTAATGTTTTTGTGTAGCTTGTGGACAAAGGAAACACTAATCTATTGTAGTCAGTTTCCTTTAGGACTGCTTTTGAGCTTTCTAGCACACAGTCTGCAAACCCATCAGCATTTGTATCGTTATAGTAAATTGTTTTTACATCTGCAAATTCACCTGAGGTCATATCAATATCATACAAGTATAACCTAAACTGGGCAGCTGCGGCGCCTGCTGTACCTGATTCATGTACTAGGTGTCTTACTCTAGCAGTACCAATAATATTACCAGTCGGTGAGGTTGCAGAATATGTGCCTGATGTTACAGCGTCAGCCGCGGTGTCGTATAGATTTACTGTAGAGGAGTCTGCAATATCCCAAACGCCACACACTTCATCTACAAGAACATAGTTACCATATGAAGTAGTAAGAGTTTGATCTTGTACATTAAAAGTTTCTGTAGGTTTATCAAATGCAATGAGTTTCGGTGCCTTTAGTTCTCGCCTATAACCTGCAACTTCTGCGATACCTGGAGAAATTTCAACTACAAGTTTGTCTATATCTCCGCCCTGGGCTGATGTATATACGCCACCGTTATTGTTCTGATTCAAATGTTCTCTAAGTTTTATTTTCATTCCATTGATAACATAGTTACCATGGGTATCATAAAACTTTTGAGCAATTATATCGCTTATTTTATTTAAGGGATCCTCTTGTATCTTGTGCCTGATCAAGGCTCCATATTCAAACATCGCATATTCAAAAAATGTCTCCGGAACCTTGGCACTTGCTGCATATGACTTCAACGCAACTGAAAGATTGTATCTGTCAGCGCCCGGAGCATTATAATTATAAGAACCACTTGCAGGATCAAGCAATGAGGAATCGTCTACTGAAGTTTTTACTGCTTCGGTAACTTCAAATCCTATTCTTTGTTTTACTGAATTACTAAAAGGATGTACAAAAGTAGAAATTTTTTCAGTAGTAACAAACTGATCTTTAATATAAATTACACCAGGTGAAAGCTGTATTTTTGTAGCTTTTCCGTAATATCTATCTGAAAGAGTTTCTGGCGATGAAACTAAACTGCTAGCAACAAACTCAGTATCTTTGTAGTTACCATTGGATATTACTTTTAATCTTTCTCCAGCAGTAAAATGAGTCGTTGAACCTGCATTTAAACCATCATAAGCAATATAAAAAGCTTTAAGTGCTGGTCTTCCGGCTAAACTACCCTCAGCTATCTCTACAATTCTTCCTGTAATACCTGAAGAAACACCTTGTAGTTTTTCGCCAATATATTTTGAAAGATCACCATTGGAGAGAGCAGATGAAGTAGAAGCACCCTGAATATAATAATCGTCTGTGATTTTAATATATGAAACAAGGCTTTGGGATTCTTCGCACCCACTGATAATGGCACCGTTTTTTAACGAGAAACTTCCTAAAGATGTAATTTGATTCTGAAGAATAGTTTGAAGCTGCGTTAGTTCTCTTGCTTGTACAGCGACACCAGGCTTAAAAAGAATCCTGTTGTAATTTTTTGTTGAATCAAAGTCATCAAAATACGGTGATGTATTTAAGTTAAGTGCCATCTTTTATTCCTAAAAAGTAATAATTGCCTTGATAGTTTCTACTTGATCTTCTTGTCGGTTTATCTTAGCTCTGTTTTCAACATACACTAATTCACCTGAAAACACATTTATTTCTGGAGCGTCTGTTGCAGCAGTATAACTATTTATACTCAACCCAGTAACACTCGTATTATTATTTGTTAATGTACTAACAGCGGATATAATGTCTATAATTGGTTGTAAGTAAACATAGTAATTTGAACCGTCTACTTTCTTTTGAATCACTCTAAATTTGCCGCCGTCATCAGTAGTTATAATATCATCTTCAGTATATTTTGCGTGTTCTGTAGATGATCCTACTTCAATTCTATGGGTGTTCGTTCCTGTATTCGCAGTATAATTAACTGTTTCACTATCATATTGTTTTAAATTTCTTATTAATGACACCTGTCTAAAATCATTATCTAAAAAAAGATCTGAATTTAAATTGTCGTCTAAATTCACTACAATAGCAATTCTATTTGCATACAACTCATTTATAGGATGCGCGCCATGTCCATCTGTAGGCGAAACAATACTTCTAGCCAAACATTTTGTATCTGCTGGATTTTCTGCTCCTGCTAAATCGGTGAAAGTAATATCTGCAAAAGAATACCCTACACCCGCGTCTGTTACGTCCACTTTTGTAATTTGTCCTGTGTTGGCATCTACAGTAGCAGATGCTTCTGCTCCGAGGCCATCACCTGTTATGACAACTTTTACATTGTTTGGAATATAATCAGCACCAGCGTCTAAAATTTCAATCTTATCAATAGTACCACCAACGGTTGTACTTTCGACTGCTGCTTGTAATGCGGGAAGAGAATCAATATCTCCTACGTTTGCAGTTGCAGTACCGTCTGTAGTCGCGCCTCCGCCAGATATTGTGACTCGCGCATATGAATAACCTGAACCTGCATTGGTTACAGTAATAGCATCTGCATCAAGAACTCCTGCTGTAATTTTTGCAGGATCTGCTGTAGCTGTTGCACCTGTACCGTCACCTGCAATAGTGACTGTTGGAGCAGATGTATATCCGCTTCCTCCATTAGTGACAGTGATACTATCTAGCTCACCGTTAACATCACCGTAAGGCTCTGTGGTAAACTTTCTGACAGGAATATATTGTGTGGTTAAAAATTTTGTCTGATCTGATGAAGAGATTTGAAACATAAACTTCCACTTGTAATCATCAGAAAGTGTTAAAGCAGAAGTTCCTGTGCTTGTAGGTTTAACTGTGCTAGCTGCACCTAAATTATTATCTAAGCACTTGTACACTTTATACTCATCTGTCATTACATAAAAGTTTGCATCAGCTAAAGAAGTTGCCCCTGACGCAGCAGAATAAGTAACACTACCTAAAGGGTCTGCTGAACCTTTTACGTCTACATATGACCTACCATAAGAATCATCATATGCGTCATATACTGTGCCTGATACCCAGTTTATTCTTCTTGCAAGATGACATATATCAGCACTGTCTGCGTTTTGTACAAATATAATATTTCTTTTAACTTCATTTAAATTATACACACTGTCCACAGGAGTATCAGGATTTTCTTCATCATCCCAGGCAGTAGTTTTGCCCACAGCTAGATAAAAATAGTCGTTGGCATTGACAAGATCCCTGCGAAAAGATCTTGTCAACCCAAGCCTGCCCTGTCTTGTAAGAATAATAGCCACTATTTTTTCCTATTAAGAAATAGTAATAGTCCAAGTAATAGTCATGCTGTCAGAAGCACCTTTGTTGATTACTGAAAATACAGTACGACAAAGCATTGTGCCGCCTGAAGAAGCATTGAAAATACCTGCTTCTGTAAGTGCATCAGTACCTGTTCCTGCAGGGAATGTTGCTACATATGCAACAGCGTTATCAGTAACAGTAGTAGAGTCTAAAGTTACCCGAGAAGCGGCAACTGCAGCACCGAGAGCTGTATCAGAAGCACCTGCTGCTGTGGTATCAGTACCAACTTCCATATGCGACATAGCAGTGGCAGTTGCATCTTTCATACGTGAGGCAATGAAATCAAGACCCGTATCAACAACAAGGTTCGGTACGGTAAACTCCTGCTTAACATTACCGCTATCATCACGTACTACGACATTTACCTGCCCTGTCGCTTTCATTTTTTCTTTATTAAACATTTTGTTTCTCCAAAATTAGAATGTGCCTAATGTAGTTCCTACCATGTAGTCTTCTGCAAAGTAGGTAGCATCTACATAATCTTGAGGCCCGTTTATTGTTCCACTGTCTGATGTTGTTGCACTGTCAGACCGTGATGTTGTAAAATTCTTAGCTGATGATTCAGAGGCAGTGCCTGTGTCTGAAATCCCGCTACTTGTATTTATAACTAAAGTTTGTGAAGTTGTAGCAGTATCTGATTTATTTATTTCAGTATCAATACTATTTAAATTTTCCGCAGCTGATGCTGTATCACTAAAGTCTTTATTCCATCTTAAAGTAAATCCATTATCTACTATATTTGTCGAATCAGAAAAAGCTCTTTGTAACAACAATTCTGTTGTAACAACTTCAGATACAGTAACACTATCGGTAAATTCTCTGTCCCATGTAGTTACAGGAACAAGATTATCTACAACCGACGAAACGTCTGATTGGACTCCTCTAAATAATTTTATGAAGCCGCCTTCAGAAACATAAGTTTCGGGTAACAACATATAATCTTCAGCAAAATATGTTTGATCACCTGTATCATCTACGCCATTAACCAAACCGTCTGATAAAGTTTTTCCTACATTCTTAACATCTGCTTCTGTAGCTGTTGCAGTATCTGTAGGTATAGTCAAATTATATTCTATTGCTACGGCTTCAGAGGTTTCTCCGCCTTCACCTGCAAATATATCTTCTTCAAAGAACCTGATGTGATAACCAGGTGAAACAATTTCAAGATTACTTGCAAAAGAAATTTCATTTGTAATACTAAGTTCACCAAATACTTCCCATCCAGCCGGGTGAATTGTTTCTTTTAGAATTTGATTCCAATCACTTTGAGGATTTGTAGATTTGATTACGTAGGAATATACTTGATACTTATCATTGTCTTGTAATCTATTTACGTCTGATAACTTTCCTCTGTCATCTAAATACTGCCCCTCGTATGAGAATAAGTACCCTGTTTCAATTGTAACTGTTATAATTACACCGGTAGAAGAAGTCAAATTTATATTTGTGCTTCCAATATTAAAACCATAACCAGGATTAACAATAGACCACTTATCAGGTACATTTGTACTCTTGATGGCAGTTACCCTACCAAAAGCATTATTTGCTCCACCTATAAGAACATAATCTTCAGCAAAATAATCTAAAGCATATCCTCTAGCATCATCACCTAGTTCGTTAATAACGTAAATTTCACCAACATTAAACCCTGCATTAGAACCTGAATATGTAGTAGAAGAAATAGACGTTAAACTTCTATCTAAATACGCTCTTACAGTCTCCTCACCTCTTAATGTAATATAAGATCTTACTGTATCAGTCTCAAGTGAGATTGTAGTGGTAGTAGAATCATAGCCTGAGCCTTTTTCAGTGATAACAAAATCACTTATCAGACTATTTTCAACAGTAGCTCTTGCCTCTACTCCACTTCCTCCGCTCGGATCTGTAATCGTAACAACAGGCGCTGCAAGATAATCTTGTCCGGCATCTAGTAAAGTAATATCATTAATCTTTAACTCACCATCTAAAAGAGTGGCAACATCAAAGGTGAGATTTGCAGCACCGCCGGCACCTAAGTTCGCGTCTGTAATAGTAATAGTTTCATCTATTACAAATCCTTCACCATCAGTGGTAATAGTAACAGTAGCAGCACCCGATCCATCGACAACAACGCTAAACTCAGCATTTGAGCCTGCGCCATCTGAAGACCAATCAGAGGCTCCAATTGCATACGTGCCTGCCAAACGACTTGCATCAGCAGCACTCACTGTATCTACAGTAGCAATAGGACCCTCGAAAACAATACTAGCCTCACCATCAGTGCCAGCACCTGGTATAGTGCTCCTGAGTGTATTAAAGTTTAGGAAAACTTCATATTGTTGAGGAGAAGTATATGCAAGTTTCAATACTTCAGAAACAGTTGCTTCTATTTTTTCTGTTTTAGTAATAGATCCTGTTGTAGTATAATAGTAAATGTCTATCAATGAACCTTGTAACTGTAACACTTCATAATTATTAGCTGAAGTAGCTTTTACTGATTGTTTTTGTTGCCATCTACCATCAGAGGTTCTAAGAATATTTTTACTAGGATATAGTACATCTACATCTTCAGCATAAAACAAACGGAAAAAAGTTTCAATAGAAGATTTTGTCCCTTTGCTCTCATAGATATCTTTAATTCTTTTGTAGAAAAATCTTTTGTCAGCTGGTATTTTTGTCGGCCACTTTTCAGCTAGCAATAGTCACCATTTTTCTAACTCAGTGTCAGTAGAGTCGTCAATATCATTATAATGCCGGTTTAAAAGAATGTGAATAGGATTATCTTCTTGGTCCATCCACGCATAATATTTTTCTATAAATGATACAAAGGTAGTGTACTCTTCCTTTATAAACTCAGGTAATTTATCTGTAACTGTTCCGTTAACAGCAAGGTAATGGCTTGATGGTCCTGAGGCAAAAGATAAAACAGCAGTAAGAGAGGCGCCGCCGGATCCTGCAACGGTAACTGTCGGTGCAGAAGTATATCCATTACCTATATTTGTAACTGTAACAGTAGATATCTGTCCACCAACTACAGTACACGTTGCAGTTGCACCGGAACCTCCCCCACCTGAAATTGTAATGGCAGGAGGATTAGCAGAATCATATCCGCTTCCCGCATTGTCAATTGTTATTGACTGTACGTACCTGTAATAACTAGGTATTGTGTTATTATGGGACATTAATCATTTTCTACGTATTGAGTTGTGATTATTTCTAAACCTTTTCTAGCACCTGTAGTTGAATTGAAGGCAGTATCATCTAAAGACAATACTGTATTCTTTGAGGGAGTTGCCACTACAGCATTAGATCCAGAAGGAGCAGCAGTTCTAGTTAAAATCTGTGTTTTAATATCCTTCACATTGTCGTGTGGCTTAAAGTTTACTCTGACAAAGGTTTCTGAATTTAAATAACTGCTAATAGTAACTGTAAATGTTAGCACACCAGTATCATAATTTATCGTACCGACATTGCCTAAAGATTTGCCTAATTCATCTTGAAGACTAACAACACCGCTTCCGATATAATCTGGAGGAACGACCCCTGTATTAGGGGTGTCTATTAGTTTAAGTTTTGAGGTTCCTGCGTCAACAGTAGCATTGAACCAAGTTGTGTGTAAGGTCCTAGGTTCTAGTTTATTGTGAAACTGAACAGTAAAAGTTTCTGCTTTGCCTAATGTTGTTGCTGATATTCTCTTTTGTAACTTCGGATTAATATTAGCAGAAATTATGGCAGGTGAAGTATCTTTTATGTACTTGTGTAGTTTTGACAAATAAAAGTTTTTGTTCAATACGTTTAGATCAGCTTCAAAATAATCATTAATAGAAGAAGTGACTGCCGTTTGTATTTCGGTTTGAGTAAAAGTAGTGACTTTAGGATCGTACTCTATACCCACTCTTAACTGAATGTACATATAAGTAGGATCTACAAATTCGGCCAAAATACCTAAGGGTGCTTTAGGATCAATAATTCCAGTTTGTATTGCATCTTTGTCAGCCTGTGTAATAACTTGCCCAGCTATTGGATCTAAAGAAATAAATACTTTTCCGTATATAGGAGGATCATTTTCTTCTCCGCCCCAAACAGAAACAGATTGAACATTAGAATTACTTGCTAAGATAAGACTCTGATAGTCTGACGAGGTTACTGCCCTATTTTTTGTCTGATTATAACGAGGAGCAGTCTTCCTAATAGAATCTATACCTTCTTTATCTTGTCCCCCTGCTGAATTATTAACTACAGTAAGTGTTTTGCTTTCATTTGCGGATATAAAAGTAGTTGCATTAGAAAAAGTAGAAGCACCGTTTGCACCAGTGCCATTAGTAGTTATATAATCTATAACAACAATGTTACCCGCTGTTAATTTTTTGCCTATATAATCATCACCAAAACGAACAACATACAATCCATCCACATCTTCTTCAAAAAAATATGCTTTTGTAGTAACCCCTACGTCTGTAATCCTTGGATAGTTTAGATACGTACTAAGTGTCAGATCAGTTGCAGACTCTTGTACTCTCACTCTTAATGTGCCAGTGTCTACATTTGCATTAGGAATACTAAATGGGCCTGAAACTGTTGAGCTTGTTACTACAAAACTATTGGATACTCTAGTACCTTCTGTTATTTGTATATTGTCAAAGTAAAATCCGGCTACACCATTTCTGATTTCTTTTTGAACTGTAGTTGTTGCCCTAGGATAAAAAACATAGTTAGTGCCACCGACATTACTTGTAAAAGGAGTATCTCTGGGTAAATCTAGTGTGGTTCTATTATCACTGTCTGGTGGTATGACGTTATAGTTAATTGTAGCAGTAGCACCTCTAGCGGAACGAGGAGTATAGCCGAGAGCCTTAGCTAAAGAAACTACTGAGGATCTTTTTATTGCTGTGTCTAAGAAAGATTCATTGGCAACTAAGTGTGCTAGCATAGCATTATAGTGTGTATTATATGCCAAGGTATCTAAGAGAACACTGAGAGCAGATCCCTCAAAATTATAATCTGAAAACTCATCTTGCGCCTGCAAATATGTTTTAAGATTATTCTTAATTGTTGTGAAATCTAATTCAGTGACGTCTAACTGTGCCATTTTATCTTAACCTTTCTAAATTTAGAGTCAAGTCTTGTTTAGTTGGAATACCTACCACATAATAAGAAAGAGTAATACTTAAAACATTTCTATCTATATTACCACTTGCTAGAGGTACATCTATGTCTACAATTCTTACTCTTTTATCGTAAGTTGTAATTAAGTTTTCGAGGTTTTTCTTTATGCTTTGAGCAGCAAGAACATCTATTGGCTGAAATAAATATCCTCTGAGATTACCTGCCTTTTTATGTGCAAAAGGTCTTTCATAAAAGTTTGATAGCACCAAAATTCTTAGTGATTGTTTTACAGCCGCAGTATCCGTCTTTTTTGAGACATCATTGGTAACTGGATTTCTAGTAAATTCTAAATCCAGATCGCTGTAAAGTTTACTGATTTTACCTTTTAAAATAGCCATGTTAGTATTTATACCATTAAATGTCTATTGCACCAGCAATTTGCTGTAAAATTTTCATTCTCTCGTTGGCTTCTAATTTATCAAATAACTTAGGTGGTTCAATATCTGCAAACTCATCTGCTATCTCTTTGGCCCGCCTCTCAAAATCTTGTGTTACGCTTGGCTTGGGTATTTCGGGTACAGGGTCACCTTCTTCTATATTTTCAGGCGCTTCTTTTGGTGCGGTAATAGGAGTTCCTTTGATTACATTAGAAAAATCCTCGGCAGATTTTTGAAGGTTCTCTACTTTCTTACACAAATTTTCTAAAGTAACAGCACCTTCTTTAATAAGATTTGGCAAGTTCTCTATACCGCCGGCGCCAGCATCAATATCACCCCACTTAGTTTTTAAATTCTTTACTTCATTTTTTATTTGTTCTGCTGACAATACAACATCTGTTGCAGAAGACGCCAAAGGTTTTATTTTATCAACGAGGCCCTGTACATCACTTTGTAATGACTTTAATTCTGGCGGTATCAAATTGTCAGGTATAGGCAACATACCATTTTCAATATCGGTAATAAACTGTTCTACCTTTTGTATTTCAGTTATAAGTGTAGCGTACTGCGCACCAACACCAAGTGCCTCAGCAATACCTTGGCCAGTTGTGGGAAAAGGCATGGGAAAAGCATCTAATAATCCAAGGATACCATCAGCAGAAGAAAGACTTGTGAGTTTGTCTAAAACTTCTTGTTGTTGATCGTTTAGTCCGCAGCTCATATATTATCCTATGGTATAGAAGGTGTAGTAGGTTTACCGAGAGATATTGCTATGTGTTTGTGTGTAGCAAGTCCAACACCAGTAACAGTAAACACAGAAGTGGCTGT